GATTAAAGTGTCCGATCTGCGAAGCCAATAGCGAACTTTGGAACAGCGGTGTTGAGAAGGACAAGGACATTGCTCGTAACCGTAAGCGCAAGCTTACTTACATCAGCAACATTCTTGTTGTAAGTGATCCTTCCAACCCACAGAACGAAGGTAAGGTGTTCCTCTTCAAGTACGGTACGAAGATCTTCCAGAAGATTCAGGAGGCCATGCAGCCTCAGTTCAAGGATGAAGAAGCTATCAACCCATTCGACTTCTGGAAGGGGGCTAACTTCAAGCTGAAGATTCGTAAGGTCGCTGGTTACACCAACTACGACAAGTCTGAGTTTGACGGTGCGGCTGAACTCTACAAGGGTGATGATGAGAAGCTTGAGAAGCTGTGGAAGACTCTCTACAAGCTTCAGGACTTTGTTGCTCCTTCTGAGTTTAAATCATACGACGAACTCAAGAAGAAGCTCAACGATGTTCTCGGCGGTGACATTCGCAGTGTTGCCCCTGCCGCTAAGAGAGCGGAGGACGAGGACGAAGTGGCTGAAGCTGCTCCTGCTCGGAAGGCTCCCAAGCCTGACGAGGACGAAGACGCGCTTGAATATTTCAAGCGACTGGCAAAGGAAGACTAATCTTCCCTAAAATATTAGATATTAAGTCCTCCACTCAGGAGGACTTTTTATTTCATCCATAAAATATTTTAAATCAGCAACATGGCCGCTATTTACATCTATTATGCCACCATCATCAAAATTTGTTATAGTTCCTGCTAAAGTGTTCAGCCGGGAATCAAAATCAGAAACACCGCCAGATTCATTTTGTTTTTGTTCAATAGAATTTATTCTTTCGGTTATTACATCTTTTTCTACTGTAGTTAAAGATTGTGTTTCGTTTAAAATTTCAGCTAATTGATTTGCTTCAGTATTGTCTTTTATGATATCCGGTAAAATATATTTTTCCGGATTTTCCTCTGTTGGTTTTTGTTCTGGAACATTATTTTCATTATTTGGAGTCAACGAATCAGTAGGAAAGCTAACTGCTTCAGCTGTTTCTTTATTCGTTGATTTACTTAAAGTTGGTCCTTCTGGACTTTTTTCTTTTTCAGTAGTTTGTTTAGAATTTTCTTCAGATAAAGATTCTGTCTTTTCTGGTATTGTTATAGGTTCTTTTTCTTGAGAAATTTCAATAGATGCATTTTTTTCTTCATCTCCTATCATAGATGAATAATTTGCTGCTGAAAAAACTTCCGTTTTTCCATCTAACATTTCTGTAGAGCGATTATCTTTTGGTGTTTCCTCTTCGTTAGAAAACATTTCTGTTTCTGGCATTTTCGGCATCCTCTTCTAATTTGTTTTTATATTGATTGAAATAAATATCTCTTTCCCAAGGAAACATATTTTCAAGTTCATCAACAGAAAGAATTTTATTAGAACATAAAAAGAAGTTCATTTTATAATAAACTAATAAATCAATATGATTTAAATTAAAGTAAAAAAATTAAGTACTCCATCCAATCTGAGTGTTCTTTCTACTCCATCTGTTGTTGTATATTTCACATCTGCACAAACTTTAGGCAAATCATTAATAAATGATTTTATTTCGTTATATTCTTTTTTGGTAAGTAGAGAAAATACTTCTTCTATATCAGAGTTACTTAGATCTTCAAAATTATAAATTGAAAATTCTTTTTGAACTTGTGATATTGAGCATTTTATAAAATGATCCATATCAAATTTTCCATCTATTGAAAGTATCTTTACAATAGTTGGAGATTCAAATTTTACTTTTAGAGTATCATCTAATTGTAGTTCAAAATATGTTTTACCATTCTTTAAAAATAAATTGGATAAGTCTAAACTAGTTTTAATTTTTTCTTGTGTTATAGGACATGTAAAATTTGTTTTTACAATTTCTCCTATTGATTTTGATCTTAATGAACAAAAAAGATATTCCATATCTTGCAATGTTATTTTTTCTTTATCAATATCATCAAAACACTTTTCAATTAATTCTAATACATTTTTGATTATTAATGATGAATTTTTTTCCTCTTTTATAATTAATAAAGATTTTTCATCAGAAACCAAAAATGGTCTAAAATAAATTTTTTCGCCAGTTGATGGTAAAATTGTTTGATACTTTGGATATGTTCGTTGAAATTTCATATTTTAAAATTATTCTGGGAACTCTTGACCGCGTAATAAACCGGAACCACCAGAATTTGATGGTATTGTAAATTCATAAGATCTAAAAACAAAAAAGACATCAAATCTTGCTGGATCTCCACTTTTTGCGGTCATTGTAATAGGATTTAATTTAATCGGAAATGCTTCTCTAAAAGTAAATAATCCTTTTACATTTCCATTCATATCTAGACACTCTATTTCTACTAATCCTGGTCTTGCATAATCATTATATGATCTAGCAAACGAAATATTAGAAGATGGAAATGGTATCATACCATCTTGCACCATAAGATTCATCCATGTTTCCATTTTAGCATAAGTTGACCAGTTTTGTTCAATAGGAAATGTAATGAGAAGATTTGATTGGTATTGTGTAATGGAACGAGAGAATCCAGTATCGTTGTATGATTGAGAAATTGGAATATTTCTTCCCAATCCTGTGCTGCCAATTCTATCAACAATGGTATCTATTTGTCTTCCACCAAATGAAACTTCCAACGCAGTCATTGTATTTGTTCCATTTGGTGTATATACAATGACATTAAATCTATTGGATCTTTGAATTCCTCCAGAGTTTATTAATAGGGATCTGATTGTGTCTATTGAATTACTCATCGAAATAAATTTGTTTCTGTTAGTATTTTAAAATTCCATCTATTACTTTCGCAGAGATTTTTAGCAGCTTTCCATTTTGCATCATTTACTAGAAATGTTTTCATTTCATTTTTATATGATTTAGTTTTAGAATTTTTTGGAGCTTCTGTTTGTTTCTTTGGTTTTACTTCAACAATTAAAGTTTTTTCTTCTCCATTTTTTTCTTTTAGAAGAACTAAAAAATCAGGATAGTAAATATGTTTTTTGTTATCAATAGGAGACATATAAGGTATTTTTATGCATTCGTAGCACCACTTAATTACATTGTCTTGCGAATCGAAATATTTGCACAATTTTCTTTCCCACAAAGATTTGCAAAGAATTTTATCCACATTACCAACATATTTTGTTGTGTTTTGTGGAATAAATTTTGTCTTATATGGCATGTAAATATATATTAAAAGAAAATAAAAAAATGGCTCAATTCGTATATCCAATAGATGATGTAACAGAAATACCTTATTGGTTAATATTTCATCATGCCCCATATAGTGTTTTAGCTGAGGAAAGAACAAGGGACGCTATTGTTTCCCGATCTGAAGGATATATTCAATTACCCTTGCCACAAGAACTTTTAATAAAGACAGATCACGAATATAATGCAATGGTGGGTACAGTTGGTGGGGAACAATTATCAAAGGCAAATGAATTAAATACAGTTGGCGGAAGACCAGCGTTATATAAAAAATTTCTTGTAGATAGAGCATTGTATAGTTTAGAACAGGCTTCTACTACTTCTACATATAGAAGATTTGGAAATACAAATGAAATGACTCTAGTAAATGAAGCTAGAAGAGTAATTACTTTAGAGTATATTTTAATTCCTAGAAGTTCATTTGAATCAAGAACTATAACCGATATGTGCAATTATTTTAGAACTTTTTCTTATCCTGCTGCTACTTCAACTCCAGAAAGAACTTTTCCGCCAGATTTATGGAGAATAGCTGTAGCGGGTGAGGGCGAAACTGAATTTTTAAGTGCTTCTTGGCTTTCAGATCCATTAGTTTGCGTTCTTAGAGCTGTACATATAAATAAAAGTCCAATTCCACAAGATGTTCCTAGATTTTTTGAAGACGGTGGACCAATGGCAACAGCAATAACACTAGTATTTCAAGAACACGAAACAGGAACACAAAAAGGGGGAAAAGTATTCAGCAAGTCTGAATTAGCTGCACAAGCATTAGCTGGAGCGGCACAACAACCC